CTAAACGATGACATACACTTACATATTCACATTCCACTAATAGAGGTTTAGGATAGCATGACACATTAAATGAATGCTCATGTTTTCATACTATTACATCAATGTTGTATAGTCAAACATGGTTAAAACCATTACATATCAGTAAATGTCAAACTGCTTTTATACTTCTGTTAAAGTATTATCATCTATTTTTTAGATATTGCCGTTTTTCATGATAATTACTTCAAAACTCAACAAATTCTATGACGATTTAATTTTTTTAGTGACTTTTTTATAAATGTTCATAAAATCATATTTAATAATTTCGTCAATTGCTCGTTCAATTTCACGATCGTTTTCTTCTTCACTTAATTGATCAGAAGTATGAGAAACGCGATCCAAATATGAACAAGAATTGTAACCTTTGTCAAGATCGAACATATACCATTGATCGAATTGGTCAAATGGATCGAACGGATTATCGATTGTGGTTAACGCACATTTAATCATAACTTCACACTTCCTTTCAACTATTTAGATATTTTGAAACTGTTGATGTTGACTTTCCTAAAACTTCTGCGATTTCAGCATTTGTATAACCTGATGCAGCCAAAGCTTTGATTCTACTAACTTGAGCAGAGGATAGCGCACCATTAGACTTAGGGGTAGCCTTTTGTCTTATTACATCTTGATCCGCATACCTTAGTATCTTTGTCAATTTAGAATCACTTACTGCGCCAGACTGAATAGCTTCCCATTCTTTGTCTGTTATGTTAATTCGTGTGCCCTTTCCACTTGCACCGACTGCTATACGAGCCTTGTTAATTGCAATTTGTTTTACTTTTTTCAATGCTTTCTTATCTTTTTCTAATTCAGGATTAGCCTGTTTTTTCGCCTTTACTTCAGAATTAGCAAGAACTTGAGCTCTTCTTTCTCTCGGTGCATTAAGTGCGGCAAGATTTAGTTTTGCATTTAATGAATCCACTTCTGACTGATAGATACGTTTGGCATTTGCATTAGTAGCAAGTCTACCAGTATATACCGCCTCCTTACGAGCATCGTTAGCCATAGCTTTCATTTTATTAGCATAATCAGCATATGCATTTTCCTTAGGGTGTCCCGATGACAGCTTATGTGCGTCGTCTATTACTGACATCAACGATACATTTGTCATTGCTTGCTTAGTTTTCCCGGTCTTCGGATCAACATATGTTCTGCCTGACTCTTTGTATAATATAGTTCCCTCAGGTTTGGTAGGATCATACCAACTCTTTCCCTTTTGATTTATTCTTCCTGAACCTTTTCTTTCAGGCACTTGAGTCTCTTGCTTACGTCTTGATAGTAGAGTTGATGCCCCACTCTCCTTTACTTCTCCATCCATGTTTTGATGGCGTTGGTAGGTTTTCTTTAGCAAGGCTATATCGTTGTCTTTTTCGGATTGTTTATAATCTAATTTGTGCTTTTCAGCATCGATTACTACCATACTATGTTTTACAGCTTTAGCTATATCTTTCTCAGGTGCCCCCCGTAGTGTCATATCAGTTATAAGATTGGATACTATACCCATTTGTTTTTGGGTTTCACTTTTAGTCATGACTTTCATCCCCTCATGGTAAGCATACTGAGTCTTAGGATCGAATCCCTCCAAATCTTTTAACGGCGGTGTTGATTTTATACGAACCTTATTATTAGTAGGAATAACTACTACTTGGTCACCGTCGAAATCAGCCCCCGATAGTCGTTCAGCTACTTTAGCATTTATTCCTACGGCATCTGTAACGTTTCCCAATATCCTTTTTGCTGACGGATTTTTATTATTAACCGTCAATACCGGTATTTCAAATGTACCGCCATGAGGAAAACGAATTAATGCCACCTGTTCGCCGTTTTTATAGTTAGGAGCATATACTTCTGTTTCTTTCATTGCCGATATAGGTAGAATAACCTGGGTATTCTGCCTAGGTAATGCTGCAGCCTGTAGATGTACCGCCGCTGCATCACAATCATTTGCAAAATCCATTAACATTTTCTTTTTTACTGTCGGATTAGTAAGAGATTTTATCTCCGAGTATTCAGCCTCTCTATCTGCATATGTTAAATCCAGCTGTTTCTTTATCAAACTCAAAGGTTGCTTCGATAAAAATTGCTGGGACAGATTTCTTGACATCGTATCCCAATCCCCCTCTTCCTTAAGTTTGTTAATGGCAGAAAGTTTTTTAGTTCCATCTTTGGGATCTATATATTCACTTTGACCATTGGCTTTAATCAATGCACCAAACGGATTTTCAGGATCATCTTTTATTGGTTTTAACACATTCATTTTATCGGTTCCCGACTTTTTATTTGTATTAAACACAATATCTACTCCATCTGGAATATCATCGGAATACATAGCCATGCCTTTCAAATAATGTGTACCGTCTACAAGTATACGTACTTGTGCATAGTGTGAATTTCCTAAATCCAAATCGGGTACACCACGTCTTATTTCAATGACACCGTCCTTATTCAAACCGCCCTCATCACCATAGCATATACTAATTCTTTTAGAATCTATACTAGTTGGCTTTTTCAATTCGTTGAATGTCACACCACCATCAGTAGAATGATAATTGCCCAAAGATTGCACATCACCCATATTTTGATATACATCTCTATATTCAATTTCCGGATTACACAAAACTTTAGTGTTCGATTGCTGATGGGCATTGGTCACTTGAGGAATTCCTACACCATAAACGTTGTATCCCTCACGTTCCAAAATATAAAGAGCTTCTTTCATAGTATTTTCCGATATACCAATCTCTCGCTCTGCACCAGCACCTACGTCTATCATTCCTTTTTTCTGTAGTTCTTTTTTTAAAACATCAGCTGCTTTTTGAGCACGATTTGCTCTTTCAGCAGTATTGTCGTTTAAAAGTGAACGAATGGACGAATCATTATTATAGCCCATAATCTTTGCTATTTCATTAAGAGATTTACCATCTGCTCTTAACGATTTAGCACGATCTACTTCTAACTGTCGTCGCTCATGCGAGGCTAATTGTTTTTGCACTCTATATTGGGTAGTGCTTAAACCCAATTCATGTGCGATTTCCGTTTCTGTCATACCAGATTTTTTTAGTTCATCTATTCTAGATAGAAAATCTCCGCTATGTTGAAACGGATTTTCTCCACTCCCCCACGGGTAACGTCCTGAGTGTCGTGGTGTACCATAATGGGCTAAAGCCTTACCACTGGAACCACAACCAAAATATGATTTTATTTCGTCTATAATACTCATGACTTACTCCTCTCGTTCTTTCATTTTCGTTATAATCTTATCGGAAACAACTATTCGATCCATTATAGGTGCAATATCTTCGGCGGTAGGAACATCGTATATAATTTCGTCGTTTTGATAAATTCGAAGTTCCATACCAATTTCACCCGGTTTAATTCCATATTCCAAACAAAAAAGAGCAGCATATATTCGTAACTGCTCCATATGTGCCGGAATCACTCCGGTCTTCAAATCGTGTATTCTTAAAAAGTTGTTTTTAAATATAATAGCATCAGCTGTACCAAAACAATTATCTGAATAATATAAAATTTGTTCAGGTATCATTCTGAAACCTATAGCATCATTTACATAAGAATTCAAGGTTTTCTTAGATCTCGGAAGTTTTTGCGATAATCTTATACATTGTGCCGCAAATTCATGTAACTCAGTTCCTCTTTGAATAGCGAGAAATTTAGAATACGATTCTGCTATTTTATCATCAGAATATCTAATCCAATGATATTTACTAGCACCTAAGAAAGCATGCCTACCTTCAAGATTTGAATGCTTGTTGAAGTTCATTCAATACTTCCTCCTTATTCTCTGGACAAATAAATCTTGAGAATGACATCTCATTCATTCTGTCCACGTAATATTCTTGATTTGGTCGTTTCCTTTCGTTCGCTGATTTTTTGCATTCCAGAGTCGCCCATTTATCTTTATAAAATATTGTTAAATCGGGTAATCCTTGAATGTCGTTAGCATCGTTTTTTGTAACTATACAACCTGGGAACATTTCTTTAAGCTCTTTTTTTAATTTAGCTTGGAAATTTCTCTCTAACATTATTTAAATTCTCCTTTCTGCAAAAAATATAAAAAGAAAATGATGCGTATTTTTTTACGTATATCTCCTTCTCTCCATAAAAGGGCATGTTTTTTTCGCGTACGAAAAGAAAGAGCCTGCGTAGTTAACACAAGCTCTCAATAAAAAATATAAATTATCATTTAACAAAAGTCATTATAACTTTTCGTTATATATTTCTTCATACTCATAGTTATCATTGAAATTTTCTCTTTCAATTTGATTATATACTGTACGTTCTCGAACATTGTTTCCGCACACTGGACATATCCATCTACCATCGAGCACATCTGTTTTGCCTTGTTGAAAATCCATATATTCATCACATTTGTTGCATTTCACAAATAAAGGAATGTTATCGTGATTTCTCTTTGAAGATGGAATGTTTTTAATGCTTTCTTCAAATATAATTTTAGATTTACCTATACGGGTGCTATAACCGAATTCGAATCCTGAACGTTGTAAATGCTCATAAAGTTTTTCATATTCTTTATCGTGTTTTGTCATGATCAATCCCTCCATCTTTTAATATATTAATCCGTTTTATTGTATCACATTCATTCGGTTAAATCAATGAGTTCTGATATATATATATATATATATCAGATGGTCAAAAACCCGTTTTCGTTGTATATGTTATATATATTTATATATTTTTTTATTCGCAATTAAATAGAAATAAAAGTGGGCATTTGACCGCAGACCCGTCAAAACCGCATAGGTAAGCCATTTTTAGCAGGTCATTAATATTCAAAAAGTGGGCTAAAAGTGGGCATTTGACCATTTTTATGACCAATTTCATCTCTGAAAAAGATAAAAATATCATTCTAAAAATATCTTTTTCTAGAAAAGTGACCTTAAACCCACTTTTAAAAAATATAAATGACCACATTCTCTCCTGATGCAATTTTATTTATTCTTTTCCATCGGACACCATTTTCGACATTCCGGATACGATTCTTCAATACATTTATTACAAATCAAGGAGTGTCGTCCTTTATCAGGAATCTCTTCTTCAAATTCTTTAATAACCGTAGTCCAACTTCCATCTTCTTTACGAATAGGACATGACATTTTAGATTTTACTTTCATTATATTCACACCTCTTTATATACAGTATATCATAATCGGATGAAAAGTAAAAGGCCATGTTTATGACCTCTTACCGTTTGAAAGAAACCGCTATGATATTAATATTTTATAGCGCCTATTCAATTTTTCAAATAACTCGTCGTCCACTGCTATACCAATATGAAATTCGATTCTGCCTTTACCGTTCATAACAGTTTCAACAAATCCTTGAATTCGTTCAGCATATAGCATTCTCAGACATATTCCGAGTTGCTTGTTATTTACTGCTAAAAAATATCTCATAATATCACTCTCCTTTCATAAGAGTGATTGCATTTTTCGCGAATGTCGATCAAAGTCCTTTGGCTAATATGTATTTCACATTTTCACGAGGAATTATCGCCAGTGTTCTATACACAAGTTCTTCATCCTTTTCTTTACATATGCAAACGATATAATCATCGTCGCCATAATCGATTTTGTTACATTTGTAGTTAAAATCAAAAGTAGTTCCATCTTTTAAATATACTTCAAAATATATCATCTCCATGTTTTTCCCGTCCTCCTATCAATCAAAACAATTCTTTCCTCAATCTCAAAATCCGCTAATTTGCAAATATAAAAGATTGTATGTAACAATTTATGAAAGCGTTCTTCTTCACCCTCCAAATTTTTTAAAACTTCATACGCTGTCGGATCATTGCACCCCGATGCATTTTTCCTCAGGTCTTTATCTTTTTTGTTCAGCATTAGTTGCCTCCTTGTCAGCGTTTTCATCAACGAAATCTTTTAAACTGCCACTTTTTAAAGTTAGATTGGTTTCTATGATTTTTTCGTAAGCTTTCACGGTCGCGCATTTTTCTATGCAATTTGTAATCCTTTCAACCAACAAGTATACACATAGATTTATAGTTACTATTAACAATATTACTTTTGCAAAAAACATTCTTTTTCACCTCCTCTGATATTAATAACGCCCACAACATCGTCTACAAATATAACTTTTGCGTCTGCTGGAAGACGTTCTAGGACTTTGCTGATATCACCTGCACATAATGGTTGATTTAATCCATCATCACCATACGTTCTCAATTCTATAACGTTTGAAATTTGCGAATATACAATATCTACTATGTTTTTTCTATTTGTTTTGTTCATTTTCTTCCTCCTGATCGTTCATTTCACTCTTTCCTGTAATAATCTCCGAATATGGCAGCTTCTTAATCCAGTCGCAGAATATACACCACTCATCAAGCTTATGATTTTTACGAGACTTATAAATATTAGCCAAAACTTCATAGTTTAACATAACCGTACGTCTCTGATTATAAGAGCTCGGCAAGAGCTGGATTATCTGCCACCAATATTTTTTGTCTTTGGTTTCGAGATACTTTTCGCGATAATGATTTAACCCCGCAATAGTGCTTAACAAATGCATCATTGGTGTCCATTGAGGTTTTCCATCGCAAGTGGGAGCGCAAGCTA